ATCAGCGGGTTACACAAGAGGTTTGGTAAATGCTATTAGAGCAAGACGTAAGTTAACACAAGAAGATAGAGATGTATTATACAAAGGTAGAATCAACCCAATTGCAACTTTCTCTGATGTAGGTACAGTGATTTGGGGTAACAAAACAATGCAAGTTAGAGAATCTGCACTTGACAGAATCAACGTAAGAAGATTGTTACTACAAGCACGTAAATTGATTTCAGCGGTAGCAATCAGATTGTTGTTCGAACAAAACGATAACAAAGTAAGACAAGACTTCTTGGATTCAGTTAACCCAATCTTAGACCAAATTAGAAGAGATAGAGGTTTGATTGACTTTAGAGTTCAAGTATCTAACACACCTGAAGATTTAGATTCAAATACATTGACAGGTAAAATCTACTTGAAACCAACAAGAGCGTTAGAATACATCGACATCGAGTTTGTCATTACACCAACAGGAGCGTCTTTTGACAATATCTAAAAAATAAAATGAGTGGGGGGTAGAAATATCCCCCATAAATTATTTAACACATAAAACTATGAAAATAGAAAAAAAATTAATCAAAGAATCTTTAGGATATAACACTAAAGGAAAACAAACGTTTGCTGATAAAAAACAAAATATCATCATTACAGAATCACAATTAGAAAAACTTTTAGAAAAACTTAAAAAATAATGAGAATTAAAAAAGTTATAGAAGATTTCATAAGAATCAAAAGATTGAATGAAGGGTTTAATGAAGAAGGTAACCCCGACACGAAATACTATGCATTTGATTGGGATGATAATATAATGTTTATGCCGACATCAATCATGGTTCTTAGTGAAAACGACGAAGAAGTTCCGATGTCTACTGAAGACTTTGCAGACCACAGACACCAAATAGGAAAAGAACCTTTTAGTTATAAGGGAACTACTGTTGTAGATTTTGCACCAGACCCATTTAGAAATTTTGGAGTTAAAGGTGATAAGAGATTCGTATTGGATGCAATGGTTGCGTCTGTTGGACCATCTTGGAATGATTTTGTTGAGTGTATTAATGGGGGTTCCATTTTTTCAATCATCACAGCAAGAGGTCACAACCCAAAGACTTTAAAAGAAGGTGTTTATAATTTAATAATGGCTAATAAGAATGGTCTTAATAGTAGAACATTAGCTGAAAACCTTTATAGATATAGAAATATCGGTAATGAAGTTACTGGTAAAAACAAAGCAAAAGCTCTAACACCAAAAGAATTACGTGAGTATTTGGACCTTTGTAGATTTTATCCTGTGTCTTTCGGTGAGGGGTCTGCGACTAATCCTGAAGAGGGGAAAATCAAAGCGATGAGGGAGTTTATATCTTATTGTAAAGAAATGGCTCAAGAAATAGGTGAAAAAGCATTCTTCAAAAATGATGTGGAAAACAATGAAATACTACCAAATATTGGTTTTTCTGATGATGACCCTAGAAATGTAGATAAGATGAAAGAATTTTTAGATGATGAAGATACAGAAAAACTAGTAAGAACTTATTTAACTAAAGGAGGAGAAAAAAAGGAAATCTAGAAATACTTATAATGCAACGATAATTTTTAAAAATAACAAAGTAAATAGAAAAAAATTTAGTTGGATATATTTATAATAAAAATAAAAGAAACAAAAAAATAGATAGACATGGCTGATTTGTTAATGAAAATGCCCTTTCAATATGAACCTAAAAGAAAAAATAGGTTTATTATAACTTTCCCTTCTTCTTTGGGAATTAATTCTTGGTATGTTGAAAGTGCTTCAAGACCGAAAATTGAAATTAAAGAAGTTCCAATCCCGTTCTTAAATACTGAAACATATGTTGCAGGTCAATTTAAATGGGGTTCAATAGATGTTACATTTCGTGACCCAATCGGTCCTTCTGCATCACAAGCACTTATGGAGTGGGTTCGTTTACATGCTGAATCAGTAACAGGACGTATGGGTTATGCTGCAGGTTACAAAAAAGATGTTGACCTTGAAATGTTAGACCCAACTGGTGTAGCTGTTGAGAAATGGATTTTACAAGGATGTTTTTTAACAAATGTCGACTTTGACTCATTAGGTTATGGTGAAGACGGTTTGATTACTGTTAAAGCAACATTGAGACCTGATAGATGTATCTTGGTATACTAAAAACAAAATAAAAAATTATTTAATCCCATCTATTTTAGGTGGGATTTTTTATTTACATAAGATAAAGTCAAGTTATTTTTAAAGAAAAAACTATGGACCAAAGTACACAATATGGACAAATGGATTTCAATCTCCCACATGATATAGTGAAATTACCTAGTGGTGGTGAATCTTATAAACCTAAAAAAGAATCATTAAAAGTTGGTTATTTAACGGCTTCTGACGAAAATTTAATTCTTTCTCAAAACACAGCTAAAGAAGGTTTAATATATAATTTATTAAAAAATAAAATTTATGAGCCGGGTTTTGATATTAGCCAATTAATAGATAGTGATGTAAAAGCGATATTATTATTTTTAAGAAATACTGCATTTGGCTCAGACTATACATATTCACTATCCGACCCTAAAACAGGTGACAGATTTGAAGTTACCCTTTTATTTGATGAAATTAATTACATATACTCCGCACATAAAAAAAATTCAAATGGAAATTTTGAATACGTTTTACCTAAAACAAATAAAAAAGTTGAATTAAAACTTTTAACATTATCTGACACTAGAGAATTAGATAAAATCAATGAACAATACCCTATTGGTATGGTAGTTCCAATAGTAACTAAGAGAATAGAAAAACACATCATATCAATAGAAAATGACACCGATAGAGAAAAAATATCTAGATTCGTTAATCAAATGCCAATTTCAGACTCTAAATCATTAAGAAAATTTATTAATGAATGTGAACCTAAATTAGATGTTAAAAAAACAGTAATAGCCCCGTCAGGAGAAAAGGTAAGCGTTGAGTTAGCCTTTGGGGCTGAATTTTTTCGGCCTTTCTTTACAATATAAACAAATTGTTTTAGATGAAATTTTCTTTTTAGTTAAGTATGGTAATTTTTCATATTCTGATATAATGAAAATGCCTGTTTTTGAAAGGAAATATTTTGTTGAAAAGTTATTAGATTCATTCAAAAAATCTTAAATAACTATTTATAAATAAAAAATTATGTTTTCTATAGAACAATCTACCGATACCACCTCAGCCGGTAATGCATCAGAATACACTGGCGGTAGAGACGTATTAGACCAAATTACCCAATTAAAAGATGCGGTAACTAATTTTGTTGGACCAAACGTTAAAACAGTTTTTGAAAATGTTTCCCAACAAATAATCTCAATGGAAAACTCTGCAAAGAGTTTACAAAGAAGTATGGGGGGAGTCGCCTTCAACTCTGCAAATTTTAATCAACAACTTTACGAAGCATATAAAACAAATTTAGATATTGGAGCCACATTCAAAGACTCACTAGATGTTATACAAGGAATGTCAGGAGAAATGGGTAGAATGGTTGGAAGTAGTACTGAAAATATTTCAAATATGGTTCAGTTTTCAAAATTGGCGGGGATGACGGCAGAATCAGTTGGAAAAATGGTGGCCGAAATGATTAGATATGGAGGAACCCAACAAGAAGCGTTAGAAGAAATGAACAAAATGCGAAAGGAAGCCATAAAACTTGGTCTTAATGCTAGTAAATTTATTGGTGAAGTTAATACTAACTTAAAAAAATTATCTGGTTTTGGTTTTAAAGACGGGGTAGAAGGTTTAAGTAAAATGGTTAAACAGGCTCAAATGTTAAGAACATCAATTCAGGACATTGGTGCTGCATCATTACAAAGTAAAGTTTTGGACCCTGAGGGTGCTATGCAAGCTGCAGCAAGCTTTCAAATGCTTGGTGGGGCTGTTGGTAAATTAGGAGACCCATTCCAACTTCTTCACATGGCTCAAACAAATATGGAAGGGTTGCAAGAAGAATTAGTTAAATCGACAAAATCCGCATATGCGTTTAATAAAAGTACAGGTCAGTTTGAGGCGTCAACACAGGATTTATACAGATTACGTGAACAGGCTAATATTGTTGGTGGTGATTTTGAAAAAATGGCAGAAGCGGGTAGAGAAGCCGCAAAATTAGAATTTATTGAAAATGCGATTGACTTATCAAAGGTTTCTGAGGAAAGTAAAGGATTATTAGCAGGTCTTACAACCATACAAAAAGGTTCTGGTAAAATTATGGTTGATGTACCCGGATTTGACACACAAGGTAAAACTCTTGATGAAATTCTGAAAGATACAGGTAAAAAAGCCGAATTAGACAAAGCTCTTGCTGAGTATCAAGAAAAAATGAAAATGGATGATAAACAATTAGCCGTAGACCAACTTACTATAGCTGAAAACCAAGCTATTGATATTAGAACGATTAAAGAAACAATAATGAAAAATCTTTCTCCACAAGAAAGAATAGATTTAAAAGAAAAAATTAAAAAAGGAAGTAA